CCAGACCACATGCCCATCACGAACTGGCTGAAGTCACCGAACAGAGCGTCGTTGCTGGACAGCTGGTTCGACACGATCACCGGGTAGCCGTTGATCTCGTCGCTCTCATACACGAAGCGAGCCTCGGTGCCGATCAGAGCGGTGCTCTTCAGGGCGCCGCGGGCAGCAGCGTTGATGATGTAGCGCAGCGAACCGGCGTCGGCGTTGGCGGAGGCAACGTCGGTCTCCATGCCGATGTACTCGGCGAAGGTGCCGTAGCTGGTCAGGGTCTGAGCGCCGATACCGGAGGTGCCGGTCAGGCCCAGGGGCTGGTTGGCGGAACCAGTGCCGTAGATGCCGGCGCGGTCCAGCTCGAGCGCGATCACGCTGGCCAGGTCACGGCGGATCATGGCTTCCACGTCGACGCTGCTCTGGAGCAGCAGGCGGCGGGAGTAGTCAACGAAGGCACCCACGGTCTTGGGCGACATGTTGACCTGGTCGATCGACTGCTGGCTCTCGGTAGGAGCAGAGCCTTCACCAACCCAGTAGGCGGTGGCGGCTGCAGTCTGACGGGGGATGCTGATGTTGCCCTGCAGGCCGGACAGCATGGTGATGCCAGCCTGCATCAGAGCCATGCGGTTGCGCAGCAGGTCGATGAACGAACCAGCCAGCAGCTCGGTGGCAACCAGGTTGCCGCCAGCGGTGGGGGTGCCGACGGTCAGGTCACGACGAAGCACCTCGTTCGGCACCATGATGCCGTTCGCGGGCTTGCCGTACTTCTTGGCGGCAGCCTCGGACACTTCGCGCTCGAAAGCAGCAGCTTCCCAGGCTTTCTTGTCGCTGGGGTTGGCCAGAGCGTTGAAGGCGCGGATGAAGGAGAACTCGCGGGTTTCCTTCTCGGTCAGGCCGAGATCATTGGCCTTTTCGTCAGCGATGCGGTGTTCCACTTTGGCGGCGCGGGTGTCGATTTTTTCGAGGACAGCGGCACGAGCCTCGTCCACAGAGCGGCCACCATCAACGAGCTCGCTCGCGAGCTCCTGGAGACCATGCTTTTCACCGAGGGCGGTGATGGCGGCGATACGGCTACGCTCGGCCTCGGCGGCCTTGGACCGGATCACCTCCACGTCAGGGGTGGTGTTTTCCATTTGGAGAACCTTTGGTTCGGGTTTTGGTGATGCGGCGGTGGCCGCAGAGTCAGTCGCAAGCGACCGGCCGATTCCCACGCTGGGGTCAGCTGGGATGCTAACGACCGAGACTTCGTAGGGCGCCCAATCGGTTGCCACGAAGCTCTCGCCACGCTCCTCCATCTTGTTGATGGCGTAGCCAAAGCTGACGCCCCGAAGGACACCATCTTTGACATCAGCCATCACTTCCTTGGCGAAGCTGTTGCGGGAGAAGCGCACTTTCACGTAGCCACGCTTCTTGTCGCCGTCGATCCAGGCACGCTCGACGACGCCCACCACCTTGTCAGGATCGTGGTTGAAGAGCAGGGGAGCTCCGTCGTTGAGCCGTCCGAGATCGGCGGAGGAACCGTCGTGGCTCAGTACTTCGTTGCCGAAGTACCTAACGACGGGGTACTCGGAGGAGAAGGGGAACTCGAAAGTTCGATCCTCCACCTCCGCAAACGCCGTGACTTCAGTGCGGGTGTATTTGCCTTCCAGCTTGCGCTCCTCTGCAGGAGCCACTGGCTCGGTTTGTTCCACCTGAGGCTCCTCTTGTACTTCTTCGATTGTATCGACGACTTCTGCTTGGGTTTCCTCGGGCTGTTCCACCTCGAGCTCCCTCACTTCTTCCGTCACCTGTTCGAGCGCCTCGATGGGCTCAAGTTGAGTTTCGGTGCTCATCAATTCAGCGGCCTTTCAGGACGCTCGATCTGAACTTCGTCCACCTTAGTCGACTTCTTGCGACGCGAATTCCGGGCCCGAGCAGCAGGCGGCGCTGCCTGCTCCTCCTCCGGCTCCTCTGTCTGGGGCTCGACTACTGGCTGCATGATGTCTGCGTCCAGCATCACGCCGGCGTCAGTGGTCGACTTCTTCTCGCGGGCCAGCTGCTGAATGTTCTCGTCGAAATCGCCACCCAGCTGGGCGCAGATCTGCGCCTTTGTCATGTAGCCAGCGGCCTCCATCTCGCGGTAGGCCTTCACCTCCTTGAGCGGATCCACCCAGCTCCACCCACGGGCCAGCCACTTCGGGCTGTCGTAGCGCTCGGAGCGCAGCTCGTAGTCGGGCAGGGCCAGCTCGCTGGTGAGCACCGCAACGTCAAGCCACTCGCGGAACACCCGCATGTGGAAATTCTCGATCAGGTAGCTCTGCACCACCCGCCAGTGATCGCGATCCTCCAGCAGGCTCAGACGGCTGCTGCTGTAGTTGGTCTCACTGAAATCCCTCGACAGGGTCTCATACGAACAACCGAAACCCGAGGCGAAGCGCCGGGTCTTGGCACGCACGAAATCCTCATACTGCGCATCAGGCGACGTGATGTCAGGCACCACCACGTTTTGCCCGTTTTCAAGGTACTTGAAGACCCCAGGTTCAAACTCCGTGATGCGCTGGCCTTCTTCGACGTCGTCAGCCGTGAGCTCACCCTCGGGCGAGGTGATGAAGCCCATCAACGACGCTGCGCTGCGGGCCCGCACCACCGCCGCCTCTTCGTAGCCGGCCAGCTGGTGGGCATCGGTGATCACCGGCGCGAACCAGGGCACACCGCGATGCTGATTCGGGCGCTCCGGGATGAACAGGTGGATAACATCCTTCGCCGGCAGGAAGACGTGCTTGACGTTGTCCCGGTCCGGCGTGCCCGAGAACCAATAGTCCCCTGGGTGGCGTGTCAGAAACGCATACTGCACCGGGCGGCCATAGCGGTCGATCTCAACCCCCATCCGCCACTCGTTGCCCTTGGCGCTCACCGCGCCGTTGTATTCGTCGTCGAGCAGATCGCTCTCGATGATCTCCAACGCCAGCGGCACCTTGCTGCCACCGAACGCCTTCCGGTGCAGCCTGAAGATCACTTCGCCGCTTTCCGGCAGCGCACCAGCGGCCAGCCACTCAAACATGTGGAAGCTGTGCTTGCCGGCTACATCGCAGTAATCCTTGCGGCACCACCGCGACCACTTGGCCTCGATCGCGCCGTTGATCCTGTCGTCACGCTTGTTGCCGCGCAGGCTCATCACCTGCGACTGCATCTTGATGCCAGCGCCGACCACATTGATCTGCGTCGTGCGCTTCGCCTGCCGCGCATACGGGTTGTCCCGCACCATTTGGCGCGAGCGATCCCGCAGCTTCCGCAGGCTCGTCTTGATCTCAGCGTCGGCGCTGGTGCCGTTGCTGATCCAGTCGCTGGTGAGGCGATTGATGATCGCCCCGGCATAGGTGCGGCGGCGGCGTTTTGCGGGTTCCGGCTCAGGCTTGGGCCCAAATCCGATCGCCGTCAGTAGTCGTGTGCGGAGTCCCATTAGCGGCCAAACCTCACGTAGAGGTTATGAGGGTTGCCCAATCCGTTTGCGATCATCGCCGCCTTGTTCTCGCGGGCGACCGCTGCCTTCAGCTGGCTTTCAAGCGCCAGCAGCTCGGCCAGCCCGTAGCGCTTCAGGCTTCTGGTGCCGATCCGATACTCCTGAACCGCACCACCCGACATCAGTGCGCGGATGGCGGCCTGGCAGGCCTCAAGATCCTTCTGTGACTGGCTGCGACCGTCGAACGGGCCCGGCAGTCCGGCGTAGCTCAGGTTCGGCAGCACCTCGACCTGGCCGGTGCCCAGCGTCGTCTTCTCGCCGCCAGCCAGCGCCGTGGCGACCGCCTGGAAATACCAGATCCCGGCATCGAAGTTGACCGATGTCGCCGCCGGAATGGTGAACTCCCACCCGGAATCGAACGCTGCGCCGACTACCGTGGCGCCCTCGTGGTTGGTGTTGGTGCGCAGGAAGTAGGTGAGGCCGTGAGTCGCGCTGGTCAGGGGGACTCCGAACACATCCGTGGCGGAGGGGTCTCGCCAGCGGACGGTGTCTCCAGCGCGTATCGAGGGAGGAATTCTCACGGCCTCACCATTGGCGAACGAATGACCGCTTTGCGGGCTTGTTCGATCTTAGCGGCGCCTTACGTTCCCTTTCCACGGGCTTTTCGAGCCGTTTCTCAAGTTGATCCCAGATAGTTCTTCGGTCGTACCGCTGATACATCCGATTTAACGCTGCATAGGCGTACACAAGTTCGTCCAACGCTTCGTTGCGCTGACTCGACTTTTTGACCCAAACCCGCTCTGGATACCCGCGCACAAACCGCGTGATCTGTTTCTCTGCCGTCAGCTCCTCAAAATACTCTTTGCCGGCGTCTGCATAGAAGTGCAGGAACCCTGGGCCCGGTTCGTTGTGCTTCAGGCGCCCAAACAGCAGGCTTTTCACCGTGTCGCCGCCCACTGGATACACCTCGGCGCCTTTCTTCAGCGCCTTGCCCTTGTAGTTCAGGTCAACCTTGGTGGGCTTGCCGATCGGCGGTTTGCCCTTCTGGCTCTGACCCTTGATCGCAATCACGCCCATGTTCTGGCGCTCGCGGGCGTACTGATACACCTCCATCGTGTGGTGGCCGCCAGAGTCGATGCAGACCACGTCCGGCCGCAGCTCGGCGCCCAGCGCATGCTTGAACGGTCGCAGCAGAATCTCGTCCAGCTGCTTCCACGGCTCCGGCCTGCTCGGGTCACCGTGAATCACCTGGCGATCAATGAGCCACCCTTCCTCTTCACGGCCCCACGCCCACACGCTCAGGCTCAATCTGTTGTCCTGCACGTCGCAGCCGATCGTCACCGCCGACGCCTCGGCCGGAATCATCCGCTTCTCGTAGAACTCCGCCCGCTCGAGCAAGCTGTCGGCGCCCACCTTCGCTGCGTAATCGTCCTCCCAGCTCTCGCCCAGCACCGTGTTGACAAACGTCTTCAGTGCCTCCGGGTCGCTCTTCGCCTCGAGAAACTCATCGCGCAGGTTTTCCCAGCTGGCATTCGGGCTGTAGCTGTAGGCCGCCCAGATGTGGAACGAAGCATGCTTGCCATTGCCTGGCGCCGTCGCCCGCCACTCGCCGCGCTCCACCATCCACCGCTTCTTGCTGTGCGGGATCAGTACCCCGCACTCCTCGCAGACGTAATGCACCGGTGAATACGGATCGTCCCACCGCATGTGCGCCCATTTGAGGTACTGCATGTGCCCGCAATCAGGGCACGGGCAGAAGTACCGCCGCTGGTCCCCTTGTGCGAACAACCGCTCGATCCGGCTCGCGTCCTTCAGCGTCGGTGTGCTGCCGGCGATGATCTTGCGGTTCCAGTAATACTCCGTCCGGCGGATGCCCAGCTTGATCTGATCGCCCTCGGGCCCGGCACTCGGTGGGTAGCCGTCTGTCTCGTCGAACATCACGATCCGGCGGCTCACACGACGAAAGCCCCGCGGGCTGTTGGCGCCCACGAGGCCCAGCGTTCCGCCCGGATACTGCTTCTGCAGGATCGTGTTCGCCCCGTCTTTCGCCTTGCTCTCGCTCACCAGGCCGCGGAGCACCGGCACGTCGCGCAGCATCGGCGCGATTTCTTCCTTTGAGTACCCCTGGGCGTCCTCAATCGTCGGCTGCACCAGCATCATCGGGCACGGATCCTGGTGGATGTGGAATGCGATGCAGGCGTTGAGGCACTTGGTGTAGCCGACCCGGGCCGACTTCATCACCGAGATCTGCTCGATCGCCGGATCCGTGATCGCGTTCATGATCCCCTTCTGGTAGGGGAGCGTGTGCCACCGGCCGGCCTCAGCGCTCGACTCCGCCGATAGGTAGAAATACCTGTCAGCCCACTCCGACAGCGTCAGCTTTTCCGGTGGCTTCCAGGCTTTCAGCGCCTCCCGCGCCAGTTCAGCGACCTCAGCCATCGCCTTCCTCCGCCAGCTCCTCAAGCGCCTCGCGCACGATGTCCTCAAGGATCGCGATCTGGTCTTGGGTGAGATCCGGCACCCGCTGCTTCACCTTCGACACCACCCCCATCACCTTGGTGCGGCTGATGGTGATGACCTCCACCCACTTGGCCTGCACGTCGGCCGCCCGGACCAGCAGCCCTTCCTTCTCCTTGCGCTCCAGCTCAAGCAGCTCGGCCTTGAGGTACTCGGTGCGTGCGCGGCTCTCGTTGTATTCAGGGACAATGTCACCTGGTTCTGGTGCTGCGAGTGATTGTTGGACTGGCTTGGGCCGCTCTGGAGGAAATGCGGACTCCCCTGCCGGCGGCTTCGGCCCCACGCCGATCTTGGCCATGGTTTTGGCGAACCAGTCTTCGCGGAGAGTGTCGGACTGAATCAGCTCCTTGCCGTCACGAGTGCGCACGACCGGGAGACGACCCTGAGTGATCGCCTTGTAGACGGCCGTCCGGGACACGCCCAGGGCCGCGGCTGCTTCTGACTTGGTGATGAGCGGCAAGGGATGCCGGTGGTGTTAACCAATGTTACGGGTTTACAGTCTGGTTGGAACACCAGAGCAAAACCCAGTCTCCGCAGGCTACTATGACCGGTTGCCTCGTTTTCGGGGAAAGGGGAGATTTTGCGCGAAGTCGTGTTGAGACTCATGAGACTCACACCAACTTCGGGCACTTGTGCCTAGGAA